AGTAACCGCGAGCAAGATAGAATTTGAAAGTCGCCGTTGTCGTGGCCGTCGAATAGCTCCTGCCGTTCGTCTGGCTCCATGTAACCATCAATGTGCTCTGCGCTAAAGCCTTCTTCTCTAAACATCTCCACGAGCTTCTGAGAGTGCTTGATCGACGGACTGAATGCTATCGTCTGACCTTTCCCGAATCGCTTGAAATTCTCGATAATAGCGCCGACCAGACTCGGATCTTTTTCGACCGCATCTGATAATGATTTCGGATCGTAATCCACTGCGCCAGTTGATACCCTTTTAGTCTTAACCCCGTTCAGGTTGGCGTGAATACCGCCGTAATACTTAACCGGGCATAAATAGCCTTGATCAAGCAGCTCCTGAGTGGTTATCGGTACGATAAGATCCGAGTAAAAGTTACCCAATCCCTTTGAATACGGCGTGGCGCTGAGTCCCACAAAGAGAGAGTTTCTTGATGATTCCATCAGCTCCGTGGTGGCTTTGTAGTGCGTGTGGCATTCGTCAATAATCGCGAGATGAAAGAGCGGCTTGTAGCGCCGTCTGGCTATCGTCTGAATCGATGCTATTTGGATCGGTGCGTTTGGGTCACTGCGCCAGTGATCGGCCTGCAACACCCCCACCCTGACGCCTGCGCGGTCAAACTCAGCTAATGCCTGATCGACCAATTTGATACGGTCACAGATAAAGATGCCAAATTTGCCGTTCTCTGCCACCGCCTTCAGGATCTCAACCGCGACTCTGGTTTTACCGAAAGAGCACGGCGCCGCCAGAATTACGTTCTTGTTTCCTTGCCTCATTGACTGCCGCAGCATCTCTGTGGCTTTTTCTTGGTGAGGTCGCAACATTCAGGTTATGCCGCTTTTTCTGATAACAGAATATCAAGCAATTCGCAAAGCCTGACAGTTTGGTCATCCGTTATTTCGCGACCTTCAAACCGCGCCGAGTTTATTGTTTCAGCAATGAAACGTGCTTCGATTAATAATGTATTCATGTTTATCCCCTTTAAGATTATTGGGGCCGAAGCCCCTGTTGGTTAGGATTCTTCCCAGTATTCGCATTCGCCCCATTCCCTGACGCCTTCGCAGTCATCGCTGTCGCAAGGCACGGCGGTCGTCAACTCGCGAATGTCGGTAATCACCTCGGCCCAGTATTCGGACTTCGGATAGCCGCCCTTAAACCATGTAGCCACAGCCTTGCAGTGTACTGACCCCGACCAATGGTGCCCCTCGGGTGCTTCAAGCATCACCGAATAGTCGCTATCCAACTCGATCTCGATTAGCATGGCCGCTGGGCAGTGTGCCGCGAGGGCTTTGATTGCTTGTTGTTTGGTGGCCATATCTCTCTCCCGTTACCTTATTTGATTCTGACCACTGGGCTTTGGCGCTTGCCATGCTGCTTCTGAATCTTGCTGGCGATGGCGTGTGCCGCCATGTTGCCATTGGCTTGGAAGGTAACTTGGCCGGTGGTGGCGAAAGTTGCTTGGTAGTTAAGCATAAGTCGTTCCTCGTTTCGTTAGTGGGGCCGTAGCCCCGGCTGGTTAGGCGTCATTAAAAACGACACATTCCATCAAATCAAAAGCGTCTTTGTAGACGATAACCATTTTTTCTGGAGCTTCAAAAGACGAATCACTGCACTCTTCAATTTGACGAATCAACTCTTTTTTTGTTTTAGCTCTCAACGCGTCGGCCATGTAGCCGCCATTCATTTCCGCTTTCCAGTATGTCAAAGTAGCCATTTTGTTCCCCTTCCGTTGTTATTGGGGCCGAAGCCCCTGTGATGTTATACCGAAATACTGTATAAAGTTGACGCTCTAAATATAGCGGCCTCGGCCTCGGCTTGATAATTGCCAGCCTCTTTTCTAACTTTAGCGGCCATTCTTTTGTAACTAGCTTTGCCAACAAGCTCTTGCTGAATTTGAATATCTATAATGGCAATAGCATTTAGACTGTACTGAATGTTCATGTTCATAATGTAACCCCTTTCCGTTGTTGTTGAGTATCAGTATACGGATATAATTGGGATAGTAAACACTTTTGTTAACTATATTCAGATATCTTTGATTTTTATCAATCGGAAGTGGTTTCGCGGGATCACGATGCAAGGTTGTACTTCAAATTCATCGCGGTGGTTCGAGGATCGTCCAAATGGAACGAGGTTTTTTGGAATGTTGTCTTGTGGGCCGATTTCTATCGCAACATAAGCATCGTCGAATTCCACGATAAAATAGCTGCATCTTAATTGGAAGTCTTCGGCGTACTTCCGCAGCTTTGAATATTTCATCGCGCAGAGTCTGATGTCGGGATAGGCGTCTTTGTCGTTGTAACGGCGTTTAAACTCGGCGAAGTGGCTCACCTTGTCATCTGTGTAGATTACCCAATCGACACCCCAGAGCATGTCAGATAGCTTGTCTATTCGTCTCCCTGTCTTCTCAATGATGGTCTGTCGTGCGGCGTGTTCTAGCTCTAGCATCTCTGTCGTTTCAAAACGTTGCCTTGCCATTTTGGCTCCTTGATTTATTTCGGGCGCAGTCCAGCTTTTTCCCTTTGCAAGCCACAACCATGCAGATCGTAAATCTGGTTAGGTCTTGCGTGGCTACACCCGAAGATGTGGTACTCATGTGCTTTCGCTTTCCTGCCTGAACGCTACTCAGACAACCCACTTGGGCCTTTGCGTATGGGTCGTGATCTTACCCGAGAAGCTGGACTCGGACGCGCTGCTTTGGGGAAATGTGGGCACGGCGAGAACCCAACTGTCCTTTGCGACAACCATTCACGTTAGTTGCATTTGAAGTTGGGAGGTGAGACAATTAACGGGTCGGTTTGGCCCGGTATTTCCCCATCTCCCCTTTCTACCGGCCTTCAGGGGTTCGCATCCCCGCCGATATCCTTACTTTACTCTAGTCCGTCGCGGCTATCAAGCGTTCCAGATACCATTTAGCTTTTAACAAATCTTGCTTTGGAGAATGTTTGTATTTGTGCCTGTGGATGTACTTGATACAGTTCCCAAGGAGATACCCTTTGTAATCATCTCCAAGCTGCTGCTGGATGTAATCGATACACTCGACACCTGAAGCGTTGTAATGTGCTGGCCGGTTCACGGCGTCCCACTCGCTTGGTGTTGCGTCATTCAGTGATATTTTCATTTCTCGCCCTTATGATTGTCCGTCTGATGGATGAAATTGATAATTTAATCCCGTGTTTCACTTCTATCACTTTGGAGATGGTTGCAAAATAAATCCCTGCGTCTTTCATTTTAACCATTTCTTTAATGATCTTTTGTTCACGCTTGTTTTTCTGTAGCCTGCCGTCGATTACCTCAGAACCAAATGGCGCTCTACCGGAAACATAAAACCCGGCGTCTCGCGCTTTCTTCATGCCCGCCTTTGTCAGCTCAGAGGTTCTCAGAAGGTGATCACCGTGAATCTTGGCATGACATACGGAGCAAAGCGATATTGTTTTAGTGCCGCCAAGAACTCGCGGAACGACGTGGTGAGCGTGATGCGCCTTCGACTCGCACTCAAAGCACACCAATGCGCTTTTTCTCGACTTTGATTCTTGCGTTGTAATCCGCGATCATCTCACGGTAATCCTTGGCGTATATCTTGATGATGTTGCCTTGAGTCGCCAGCATGTGACCGACCTTTTCTTCACCGAATTTTCTAATCATGAAAATGGTATAGACCTGCGCTGCTGATCCGTGCTTCATCCCGTATAGATTACACGCGGGGCATTGAGGAAAAACGTTGTCGGGAGAGTGCGCCCAGAAGGATGATTTGCCTTTCGGCAGGAAATGACCGCCATGAACGGTCGTGTAATGCCTGTATTCCCCGCAGGTTACACACTCGCAGAATCCATCGTCGTCGGCTTCCTCAAGCCTTCTCAGAAGCTGGAAGAGCCTTAGTGATTTAGCCCGTGGGGTTTCTGGCACGATAGAACTCCGATTCTTTTGGATTCGTTAGTGTAACACCGTGATCCAGCCCCCAGTGAAAAACTTGCTCCATGAAATCGTGCATTTCACCCTTTAAAAGTTTCGTTGTTGATCTCAGTTGCGCCGGGATCACCGTGCTTCCAATGACAACATCTTCAACGCCAAGAAAGTTATTTTTCAAAATTGCTTTCATGTCTTCGGCGCTAACCGGGACTTTCTTCGAGAAGTGTAGTGACATCTCGGCGCACCATAGGTGAAATAGTGAGTTTTGACTGACCGACCTTCGATCTGCGAACGGTGCCAGCTTCCAAGCGATTGGCTTTTCGTAATCCCAGTCCTCAAGATGTTTACGGAAATACTTCAAGACCGCATCGATTTCAGCCCGTTGGCGTACCAGCCAGAATTCGCCGTTCATTTCTTCAGATCATCAATCAAGTCTTCGAAAATCATCTTGATTTCGAGCAAAACTCGCGCCATGCAATCCTTCCACCATCAGATAGCTCCAAAAAGTGAATCGGCGAAATGTTTAATTGTTCAGATACCTTTTCAACAAGAGACAGTTTTGCGTCCTGTCTATAACGCCACTGGGATACCTGCTGTTTGGTAATATCAAGGCGAGAAGCGAGTTCCGTAGAACTCACCCCCGCTTTTATCTGAGCCAATCTCAGCGATTTTCCGAAATTAAAACGGCAGGTCATCGCTTAAGTCCTTTGCTTCGGCACTTTTCCCGCTAAAAACGTCAGAAACTTTGCCTTTTAAAACTGGCTGATTACCGCTCGATTCTTGCTTCCACAAGGAAATGTCGATTGTCTCGCCTTCTTTGATATCTCGGTGAGCCACGATCTTACCAGATAGAACCGGCGCACGTTCGCCGCCGTCGTTCTTCCAAAGACTTACTTGCCCGCGATTGTCATATTGCATATTTTTCCCCTATCAATTCAAAGTTAGTGTTCAATTCTTCCAGAAGTTTTTCAATTGCCGCTGAAAGTCCAGCAATATACTTTTCGTCTCGTTCAACCTTCATGATCAGGTTCGGAAGGTCGGGATGATAGCTCATGAAATAGTAATCAGAAAAATCCATCAGCCACATAGTCCCTTGAACCTGTGCATAATATTCTGACGGCATTGCACCGCTTTTAGCATACTCTCGAAGGTAAGCAGTATGAACACCCGGTGAGGGACATTTGATCTCCAACCCGGTTGCCATACCATCGCCAACAATCCGATCGGGAGAACACCCAACAGTCATGCTGTCATTGGTTACAAAGCCGATTTCTCGACAATGTAAATCTTCTTGAAGCCAAAAAACGCCAGCCGCTTCTGGTTCCAAATCATTTCCACGCTGCATCCAATGGCTTTTGAATGTCTCGAATCGCTTGCCGCTTAACCGTTCTGCCAGCAACTCATTCAGATACTTGTCGGAACTCGCCGAAGGCTTCCCAGTAGGCGTCAGGAGGTCTTTAAAACGCGAAGCCGATGGAATGCCCAGCCTGAGTTTAAACCACGCCTCTGAGCCTTGTTCGACGTTGTGTATCTTCACTTGACCTGCTTCGCTTTCTTCTGCTGAAGCTGCTTAAGAGCTTTGGAATAAGAATCTTCCGAAAGCTCTTTTATATCCTTAACTTTGTACAACTGAAGGAATGCGGTTTTGTTCGAGTTGGTCGATACTATCAAGGCGTCGATGTGCGCGGCCTTGCGCTCATCAATACCCCCGGTGGTTATTTCCTGCGCGTCGGTGTCGTCATCTCCTGAGATGGCCCACATGCTCTGCGCTTGGTATCTCTTGAGGTAAGTTGACATCGAGCCGACATCTTGCATCAAGTTCTTTCCGCCGGCTTGTATTACAGCGACCGCCGTTTGTCTGATCCATTGTCCCGACGAATGGCTAATTTGTGACGAAATTGATATGCTATCAGCGAACATTTCGACAGACTGAACGAAAGCCAAGCCATTTACCGCAGCGACTGCGCGAATAGAATTTAGGCAAGATCCGAGATCAGCGTAGCGGTTCTTTAAGAAAGGATTGGTAGCGTTCTTCGCTGGGTTCTTAATTTCCAACTGAGCCTTTGCGAGCGCAGCGGATAGTTCATTAATTATTTCTGACTGTTTCATTGTGTTTCTCCCTTTTCGAGATATAAGGTTAACACTTTAAGCGAAAGAATCAACTAACGAGGACAAATAATGCCATATCTTGACCCGTACAAAAGCCACAATCACCTCTATGACGTGGCCCGTGGCATCTTCCCCCACGAATCAGCCCTGAATATTTTCGGCTTTAATAGAGCTGTAGAAACTGCTTTCGAGACCGTCTGGAACGATGGTGCGACGTACGCTTTCCCGTCCGCTGCGGTGATAATGTCGGTGGTATCGACATCCGCGTCTGATGTTATGCCTGTTTTAATCTCCGGTCTTGATAGCGATTACGAGCCGATATCTGAAATCGTCACGCTTACCGGAACCTCGGCAATTACAACTACTACGCCATTTTTCCGAATCAACTCAGCCGTGATTTTTGCCGGTAGCAATGTCGGAAATATAACAATAACGAACGGCGGCGTGAAGTACGCCTTCATCGAAGCGACACTGGGCGTAATGCAGTCCTGTATTTACACCGTACCCGCCGGCCACTCGATGTATATTTTCAGAATTGACGCCAACTCCGCGACCACGAACGCGAACAAATTTATCACCATCAGAAACGTAATTACCACGAACGGTCGAACGCTCCGAGTCGCAGAGGCAACGTTTGCGACGTCGCAAGTTTCCTACGATAGACAGGTTCCGTTCAAGATTGCAGAAAAAACAGATTTTCAGTTCGAGGCGAAGTCTTCAGCAGGAACCAACGAAGTTGCGATATTTGTCGAGGCGACTTTGTGCAAAGATCCAACCTAACCCTTTCGGATCATCTCGCAGATCTCGATAGCTCGGTTTCCGACCTGCTTCGCCCAGCGTGAATCGTAGAACTCATCGGCGGCAGTCTCGAAGTCTGATTTCGACATTGCCGTGATGGCGTTTTTGAAGCCTTTGAATCGAGTGATGCCGAGATTAAACACCATGTCGATCATGGCGTTCTGTCTTGCTTCACTTAAATCAGGAAACCACACAAAGCCACTCAGCTCGCCGATACAACGGTTTATATCATTATTCAGCAAGTAGTCGATTTCGGCCTCTGATAGCCCTATACCACCGTTTGGATCGATGTTGCGCCCAACGCCAATGGTAGTCTTGTTCTGGCTGCACTTGTAAGCGTGAGTTTCAACGCCTTCATGTCGCTTGATCATTTCTCGGAGCTTTTTCATTTGCGAATCAGCTCGTTGATAGCCTTCCACGCCTCAATCATTTTCGATTCTAAAACCTCAAGCCGGTTCAAAATTCGGCCAATAGTCAAAACGAGCAAGAATATGCCAGCAGCGACAGGCCAGAGAGAAACAATTGCGTCTACTGTTTCCATTATTCATCCCGCTTGAAAAGCTTCCTCACCGTCTCGGTTTCCCATATTCTGATGAGAGTCCAAACGATAGAAAGACCCGCAGCAACAGCCGGAAGCCAGCCCATTAACGCGGAAACCGTGGCGGTGACTGATGCCACATCAAGTGCTGCCTTTGCCTGCTCGGTAATCATTTTTCGCGACTGACTCCTTTTACTTTCTCGTAACTTCTCAAGGCTCCAAGTCCGAGCATCCCGGTCATGGTTGGCATCAAGATGCTTGAATCAATCACCGGCATTTCAAACCAAATATCTAGCAATGGCGCCAAAAGCACGGAGTATAACAGACCCAGCCCGCAGCACCACCCGATGAACGGACGCCACCCGGCGACGAAAAGGCTTTTGTGAGCGGCCTCGGCCTTGTTGACTTCCAACTGCAAGGCTGCATTTTTGTGCGCTTCTTTCTGCGCTAATGTTGCAATTTCATGCGCCAAAGCGTTTTTCTGGTCTTTGTCCTCGACAAATTTCCCCAGCAACCCGGTTATTGGCCCAATCAATTGCTCAAGCATTATTCAGCCTTTTCCTTTTCTTCTTCTTTTTTTCTTCGCATTCTTCTTTCACAGACTGACTGATCGCATTAGCGTAGGCCGAGATCAATACCTTCAGCTCGTTATCCTGCTGGGCCAATTGTGCTTGCTGCTGGCGCAGTTGATTAATGCGCTCGACTTGAGCCTTTGCCACATCATTCAGATCCGCTTCTTCGTACAATACATCATCAATTGTAATCATTTCCATCTCCTCTGGTTGAAATTGTATCTTATCACAAAACCTACCAAGGCAAACCACTAGCATTCACCGGATTTTTCTGCAACTCGATATTGACATCAAAACTCTCTTCAAGAGCTTCAACGTCCATCGTCGCCTGAACCCAGCCCAGTACTACTTCTTCAGTCAAATCTTCAAAGGCCACAAAGTCTTCAGCAGCTTCATCAGGCGTGAACGAGCAAGTGCCGTATGAGCTGGCAGAGTAATCGCCGTCGGCCTTTGAAACTCTCCAGTGCGCTATGGTTACGCCGCCGTCAGCGACAGTTCGTTCGAGTTGTGCAATATTCCAATTCATGGTTGTTTCGCCTTATTGTTTAGGAATGCAAAGCTCTCCATCAGCTTGTAAGCCTTTGCCACCCATACGTCGTCGCGTGGGGTGTCAGTGTAGTTAGCGATAATTGATGCAATAGTGACTACAGAAGTCAATATTATATAAGCATTCAAAACGTACTCCATTACCAAGGCACTCCCGTCGCAGTAGTTGTAGCAGCATCAATTTGCTTCTGTACTTTTCCATCACGGTCAGCTTCTACACGCGCTTTAGCTTCGGCAGCGGTTTCGTCGCCTTCGATCAAGCTAGTGTAGACCCATTCCAAAACGTCAGCTTCGGTCAAGTCAGCGTAGGGAATATAGGTCGGGCTTAAAGCGTCATACTCACAACGCAGCTTGCCGCCTTCAGAAGCAGTGTAGGATGGTGACCCATCGCTTGCCGCTACCATCGACCAGTAGACTAAAAAGACACCACCGTCGGCATCTGTGTGTTGCATGTTGGTCACTGACCAAGTGTTGTTAATTGCCATGTTTCTTTCTACTTTTGTTAAGTTGTTAAGTTAGTTTACAGCGTACCCATAAAGGCTGTGGCTTTTACTAATGAAGTGCCACTTGCCATTGCTAGTTTTAGTTTAGAAGACACTACTGAATATGTTCTACCCGCAGGGCCACCAGATACAGTACCACCTGCTATTACTATTGCTCCCACAGTCGTAGCAAAAAAGACTAAATCGGTAAATATATTTCCGTTACTATTACCTGATACGATACAAAGTGAGCCAAAATCATTTTCAGAAGTTATATCGGTTGCAGAAGTGCCTACACTTATTGCCCCTTCACCCCTCAAGCCACCGCCTACTCCTAAGTTTAATTTTCTTACCGTTGTTGTTCCGTCTGCCCCATCCACAAAGAGCGCACTAGAGTCATTGTCAGACTCAACGCGGAAGTCAGAGTCTACGCCGCTTTCATTTATAACTACACCCGCACTAAACGTCGCCGCTCCTGCATTAACACCGCCTGATAGGTATAGGTCTTTGAACTTTGAAGATATGCCACCAAGATCAATAGCAGCATTTCTATTGTACCCGCCGCTATCACTTGGAAAAATTCCTCCTTCACCCAACCTTAAATGTGCCGCTGTTCCGTTTGGGGAGCCTATAAATAAATTGCCTCCTAAAGTACCAATACTACCTACGCTTGTGGTTCCTTTATAAAAATTAAGGATGCTTCCATCGTCCGTTAAATTAACAAGAGCTAAGGGGCTAGAAGAGCGTTGTATCTGAACCTTACCTGCTGTGCCACCTTGCGCCAGTTCAACGCCTGCTGTAGTAAAGCTAGAAGCCGCTTTACCCACCAACAAATTGCCGCTGGCGTCGATTCGGAGGCGTTCTGAGCCAGCGCCAGTGCCCGTATAAAACAACATATCGTGTCCTGCGGCACCAGACCCACTTGCGGTCACTCTTGTTGTATAACCCCCGTCAACATAAACACCGCCAGTAGTTGAAATAAAAGTTTGTGATCCAATAGTCACATTACCACTAAACGTCGCCGCTCCTGTGCTGCCGTCAATAGTCACTCTATCTAAAGAGTTAGTTGCAAAAACCATGTTGCGCGTATCGTTGTTTGCTATATAACTGCTGGCTGCATTATGTTGAAGTTTTAAAGCACCACTTTCCGTTGAATCAACTATCACGATACCTTTTGCATCTGCTGTTTGCGTGAGATTTATATCTCCCAACGCGAGCGCAGTATTGACTTTAACAACACCACTAAACGTCGCCGCTCCTGCATTGACAGTTCCCGACAAATATAAATCTTTGAAACGATATGTACCTATACCAAGGTCAGCATCCGCGTCAACAAGAGCGCCAGTATTATCAATTGGCAGAATGCCGTTATCATGAAAGCGTAGTCCGTTATGCCCCGCTGTCGAACTGAAAATAGTTAAATCGTTTGCTGAATTTCCAATATACCCTATGGTTGCTGCTACGGCTGTAGAGTATATACCATAGGATGAGTCAGTAATGTTTACCCCACCACTAAACGCACCAGTAGTGGCTGTGATGCCTGCACTAAAGGTGGCGGCTCCTGTAGTTCCCAGCGTAGTAAAACTACCAGCCGCTGGCGTTACACCGCCGATCACCGTGCCATTGACCGTCCCGCCTGTGATGGTGACACTTGTCGCGTTCTGGCCTACCAGACTGCCAAAGGTTCCGAGCACGTTTGCACCGCCGCGCAGGATCAGCGCAAGGTCAGTGCTTACTACTGCGCCGACGTTCGTTAGAGTATCTATCTGAGCCATTTCGTTCTCCTGACCGTTCGGGCCGTATTATGTAAGATTGGTCTATTCTGTAAATTGAAACACGTTCGAGTATCCTGCGTTTTCTGGCGTCATCACCAGCCCGTCAGCAATGTCTTGAGAGTGTCTCGCTGTGCCAAACCGCGTCAGTTGATCTTCTCTCGATTGGCTGAATTTTACTACATTAGCGCCAGTTGACCCTTGTCGTTCAGCGCCTTTTTGATCTGCTCCACCGTCCCAGTGTCGGTCTATCTTGGTCATTAGTGCGGGTTGTTCGTCCATGACTTCAAACGACCAGTTGTCACAATTGTAAACGTAAAATGCTAAATATGCCTGCATGTGCATGAATGTTCTGAAATACCCTTTTCCGCGCTGATCTGGATGAATAGCAGTCTGCCCAGTATGAACCAATTTACCCTTGATCTTGTCGCGCCAGTATCCTATCCACTGGCCTGATGCGTCACGAACCGCCCAGACGCCGTTGAAGGCGCTTTCATTTGTCAATGGGGTTTCTATTGACCTGCTATGAACGACGTGCTTGTTTACCACCAGAGTTGATCTGGACAGCGTAAACTTGCCTTCATGATCCTCGGGCCAATCTTCCATTGTCTCATGGAAATCGAACAAATCTCTGAATCCGATTGGCGTTGCCGTCCAGCCAAGTCGGTTGCCTTCCATAATACATTCAATCTTCATTTGCCGCCGCTCCCGCCGCTCGCCAAAATAGTGCCTGTAACGTAAGTCGAAATGCCCGACGCAGTGTGCACAACCTTCATTCTGACATAACCGTCACTTGTGCCTCCGCCAGCATCTACGGTTACCACAGTATCATCATTTGTGCCAAATTCAGCCCCAGTTAATTCTGTAGAGCTAACCCAAGTAATTCTGAGTGTCGTAACGCCAGCGATTGATTCGCCGATAACGTTTGTAAATATTACGGGTACATCAATGTAATCAGCAGATGGGCTGTGATTAGTCCCGTCCCAGTTATAGATTACAACCACATCGCCTTGACTGAATATAATAGCATTTGGGTCAACTTTGTCAGCGGTAACGGCGACTGGTGCAAGCTGATCAGCAGTTACTGCTCCGGTTGCTAATTGCCCAGTTCCAATACCGCCGCCTTTTACAATCAGATTGCCAGTAATAGGATCAGTGTCTAAAGTCACTCCGTCGATGTTGATGCTTCCAGCGTCTACGCTTCCTCGGACTGTGACATTAGAAAACTCAGACGCACCTGCTTTAGTAATTTTCCAACCGCTAACTCCGGTTACATAGTCACTCGATTGGATGCTGTCAGCTATTTTGTCAATGGTTACTGCATTGCCAGCTAATTGAGCTGTGCCAACGCCTTCTGCGTTAATCACCAAAGAATCGCCGCTTCTGCTCAAAGTTATGCCGTCGATGTTTATATTTGCGGCCTTAACAGTTCCGGTGGTTATTACGCCACCGCTGATGCTCGTGACGTTTGCATTCACATCAGAGCCAATAATAAAGTTTTCAATATCGCTTCCGATTACAATGCTGCCAGCAGTAATAATACCTGCAACATCAATTCGGTCAGCGTTTACGGTTCCGGTTGTAATCAAATCGCCATCAATAATGACGTTACCGGTCATTATTACTTTCGATGTGCTGGTTTCCACGTCGTAAGTTATAGCAAACGGAACAATCGGCGCGTCTTCTGTTGACTCAGGATTTACCACTGCAAACCTGTCTGCAATTATATAAAACAGGCTATCTGGCTCGGCATTTGCTGCTGTGCTGTTGAATCCGAACCCAGTGATCCGATCGTTGATGTCAACCTTGACGCTATAATTAGCTTCGATGCCGTTTATGCTTTCTAATTGCTGTGATATTACTGCGGTGTTTTCCCCGACCGTCGAGCTAACCTTTAAATGTGCCAGTACTAATGCACTTGTTGAGCTTAAGTCCACAGTATTAAGTTGAGTGATATCACCTTGGGCATCGCCTACCGTTCCAGTTAATTCCAAGAACGATTTAACTAATAGGCTAGTTGAGCCAGCCGTGACAGTGTTTAACTGGTTAATCTCGCCTTCATTATTTCCAACGCGAGCTGTCAGCAATACTATGTCGCTAGACGTGGCGGTTATGACATCGCCTTGTATCTCGACAATAGTGGACAAATTCGATATAGCATTTGCCTCGCCTGCCAGATTTAAATTGGTATCATTCAGAGCAGAAGTCAGAGAAACAATGTCTTGGCTGGTGACTGAGATACCGCGCTCTGTCTCGACTATTCTAGTGTCCAGAATGGAGACGGCTGTTCCGGTTGCCCCACCTACCGCGCTGGTGTCTTGCAATTCGATCTCTGGGCCGTCATTGACAAGCGTTAACGGTTCGCCGTCCGTGCCTTCTAGCTTTGTATAATTCTGCCTGCTGACCTTAAGTTCAGTGATATCGGTCGCAGAAACAGCAATCAGCCCGTCTATGTCTTCGACTTTAAGTTCTAAAGTATCAATTGCGCCAGCATTGACCGAGATCCTGCCGTCAGCGTCTTCCGCATCATAAGCCAAAACAAAAGCATCGTACGATCCTGTGAGCGCAACCAAGTCTTCGTCAATCAGGACTACCGTTGCATCTAAAACGCTTACCGCGCTTGTAGTCGCCGAAATTTGAGTTGTATGCCCGTTTACCGTTGTGATTGTGCCATCAAGGTTGGCCGAGACAGCAGTGATCTCACTTTGATTGGACGCAATTCGTGGATCGCTCAAATCAACCCAAGTTGTCCCGTTCCAGTAATATGGCTTGTTGTTGTCGTTTGAATCATACCAGCGCGAATAAATATCAATCGGATCGGGTACGCCTCCAACGCCAGCAACCGGCGGCTCATCGCTGACAAAAACATCAGTAGTACCGGCGGTAATATCAACAACGGTTTGCTGTAAATTGCCAAAACTTGCGTCAAGGTCGTTTGTTATGCCCAGCAAATATTGACCGTTGTTGAACGCATAAGCAGCAACGTCGCCAAGCTGCTGCAAGTCAGCTCTAGCCCCGCCGATCAACTCAAGAATTTCGCCGGTTCCAGCAAGTTGAATTTCGGTGATATCTTCAATTACAACGCTGTTTAAAACGTCATCATCGCCAAGCAGTGCGCCTGTCGATGCGGTTAAATTACTGCCAGCCGTAGCGCCGACGGTCGCGTTGTCAAATGGCCTGCCACCGTTTAAATTGGAAACATCTTGCCACTCGACAGAATCTGCTATGTTTGTCAGCGCGGTTGCCGTGACGTTTGATTGGTCGTTGTCTGGATTTCGGTCGCTGAATACGTTGGCGCTAGAACCTATACCAATTGCTCTGATCCAATACCAACGCTGATCACCGGAAGTTATCGAGTCTGCTTCGGTGCTTGCGTCATGTTTAAAAGATGTGATTATACCTCGACCAATTTCGACAGCATCTGACCATTGATCGGTCGAAGAAGCATAAACAATTACACTTGAAAACCTTGAAGTGTTGCTTGGATTTCGCCAATTCAAATCAATTGAATTCACGCCTGCAACCGCGATCAGACTTTGCGGATCAGGTACACCGGGAAATCCGTTTGTGATAATACCCGCCGCGCTGATAGTTGAATATTCTATCGCGTCAGGATCTGCGTAGCTTCCGGGGTCATCTTCTGCAAGCGTTAAAGAGATACCGCTTTCTGTAAAGCTCCAACCCATGCAACGGAAGACCTTAGACGAAAAGCCAAGCTCTTCAATATTTACTTCAACCCGATCACCGACCGTGATTGCCATTGCTGAAAGGTTAGCTGGAAACGTCAGCAGCTTTTGCTGGTCGCTCATCTGAATCAGCTTATTTGCAATTCGTTGAGCCATGTAGCTTGAATTGGTAAACGGCAGATTTATTTCGCGCTCTAAAGTCTCTTGGTTGTCACGATTAAACGCGGCGGTCAGTTGAACCCGTGGAACCTCGACCGATTTATTGTTTTGAGCAGGGTCGATAATGATAGATTTGACAGTGTTGAATCTGTCTGCTCGTTCAACAGATGTTTTAACCGTCACAGACCCGGCCAAATCATCCTCGGTCAATACATGAGTCGGTGCCTGATACACGCCTGCGCTGATGATGTACTCGCCACCAGAGTATACCAGCGAACCATTCATTGAACTCAGCAGCTTGTTGATGCTGGTCATGTGTGGATCAGTTCCAAACAAAACGCCATTCGCGGTGAATCGCTTTTCAGTGCCTCCCGGAACTGGTACGGAAACATCGCAAGCGTCGGCTGCTATAATCACCTCAAGCCAATCGACTTTATTTGTTGCCACGCCCATACCGAATTGTTTATTGGTTAGGTAATCGGCTACGCACAAAGCTGGGTTGTCCGAGTAGGCTATATAACTTGGATTGGCTGGATTTGCGCCAGCAGCATTACCAGCAGCTACGTCAAGGCGTGGATCGTATACTTTCCGACCTTTGACCAAAGCGCGAATGTTGTTCGGTGAATACTTGCCCCAAAGTTCTTGGCTTACAGTGGCTTCCAACAGCGTGAAAATCGTGTGGATATACGCGATTCCTTGGCCTTTATTGTTGGTACTATAATCAGCAAACCTCGAAACAAGAATTGGATCATAGGTTTGATCAGCGGTGCCAAGATATTTGTAAACTTGAACTTGCGGAATGTTTGGAAATTCTATGCCGTTAAATATCGGAACATCAACCGTCACAGTAACCGGCCCAAATGTTCCAGAAGTAACTATCCCGTTTGGGTTGATTATTACCTCATCATCAAGCCAAACGTCTGTAATTGCTTCGACTTCGTGGCCTGCAAGCGCAATAACGTGATGAAGGTCTTCGTTGTCGTCGCCCGATAATCCCAAGAAAGCTAACGGCCCAGACACCAGCGCCTGACCATAAATTATCTTCATCGGTTCGACAGTGCTTTTTGACGTTACCTGTCGTGACTTGTCAGTGTCTGGGACGCCCGGCATGTCAATTGACATAAGTTTTGTGGCAAGCATTGCCCCGCCAGCGATTATAGCTGTACCGGCAACCAACGTTACGCCAACAAAAGCAGAAAGACTTAGACCAGCCAGAAAAGCAGCGCCGCCAACGGCCCCGATCACCGCTGATCCAATTGAGACAACTGCTATAATTACTGGTGGCATATCTTCCAACCCTTGATGATGTATCTTTCGTTGACTCTAGCCATGCCCTTTTTCGTCAAGCAAACAGCTTCCGTTCCGAATTTTATGCCCATCGCTTCGCCGATAATAGGCAGATCAACAATAACAGGATCACCGTCGCCGAAATCTTCGCTTGGCAGCTTCTGAAGCGCAAAGGAAACTAGCCCCTCCAATCCTCCGTGTTCGGCCAAAATCTCTTCAGCGCCCTTCTCGCTATTGTACCCGAAAGCGTGAATATAATCTTTTCCGGTTAGCTCCAAAAGCACATGAGCAACGAACTGGCAGCAATCTGAATCGCCGTACTCAAACTGTCGCCTCCTCCATGAATTCAATGCTTGGAGAACCATTAGTGCATTTCCCGAGTCAGCGGGTCGCCAATCCTACCACCTCCTGCCGTTCCACCGCTGTCTGAATCGCCGCGCCATTTGATTTTCAGCCCTTCAATTTTTGGCATGAACTCGAAGAAAGTATCTGAAGGATAGAGCCGTTGTTGTGTCTGGTTCGTATACCTTAAGTTAGCAGACCTATCGAACGCCGCCAGTTCAGATTCGCAGGTGACAACGATCTGGTCACCAGAGCCGCCTTCTTGCCCAGCCGTGATGCTCATGACATCCATGAAACCGGCCCACATTGGCAGCGGATCATCGAGCAATTCATCGTCTGCCGACAGAACACCGACGTAAACCGTGACGGGGCGCATGAAATAATCTTCGTTCAGCGCCTGACCGGACAACGTTGCATCAAGCGCCGACAGCGTGAGCGTTATTGAATACGGGCTAACGTCTGAGCCTTCCTCTAGCTGAGATACTGAGCCAAGACTTCCCACGCCAAGCCAATCCTCATCGCCCCATGTATAAGATCCGATTCCGTTATGAACGTATACCGTCTCGGCGGCAAACTCCAACTTCACAAAAGTCAAAACGGTAACGTATGGCAGATCAAACGCGGCCAAACTAGCAGGTAAAAATGGTCTGCTCATGCCAAAACATCCTCGACAGCATCAATGCTGAACGATGAAAGCCCGGCGAGTTCATTGCTCCAGCCAGATTTCGATGCCAGCATGAATACACCGTTAACCGTTCCCGTGTAATCAATTGACTGATTGTTGATAGTCGGTTTTCTGATCGGCGGCGCTATTTTGAGAGTAATAGCTCCTGCCCCGTCTGAGCTGGCGTTATCCGTGACCATGTGAAGCTCATTATTGAAAGATATATAATCACCGGCTTTGAAATAATTTGTGATTGAAAAGCCTGTAGTTACGCAAACAAGGCTTGCACCACTTTGGTTGGCTCCATTGACGCTTAACGTGCCTGCACCAAATCCCCTGCGAGTGTATGAATGATCGTACAGCGCAAAGCGATGCTCCTGCCCGTTGAGTTTTGCAAGGAACGCTTGCATATCCGATCTGTCATCGCCGCTTAAGTTGTTAAACGACATCCCAACTTTCCACAGAGAACCCTGACGATTGGCCGTTTGTACTGCGTTGGTGATAGGCGAGCGGAATGTTTTCGTGTTCGTTACTAACTCAAAGCTGCTTGATGTCGGCGTGATTTGCGGAAATGAAAAAATGGTCATACGAATCTTCGCCTCTGCATCAATGACTGAATCTGAGCGATAGTTGCGGCGCTCGTTTGCTCCATTGCTTTTTTGATTTTCTCTTCTACTTCTGGGCCAGCGCCAGACGCGTCAATGTTGTTGACAATAGTCACGCCACCGGTCTGGCCTTTCGTGTGGTCGATTACAGACTCGTTTGGGTGAACCATCGCCATGTATCCACCTTTTCCATCCAGCCCACCTGCTCTCGCTCCGCGACCAGTGAAGCCACCACCCTCGAACGATTGCGATTTGATCTGAGCAACCTGCCCGAGTCCGCTTGCAACTGCTCCAGCGGCCATAACAAAGCCCAGAGGCGGTGGGTAACTAGCGAGCGCCAAGGTAGCCGCAGAATAGGTTTGCATGATCGCCTGACCAATCTGGAATGCTTTGTTGACCGCGAATAGTTTTTTGTTATTGCTTGCAATTGCTGAAAACTGATTGGCTAACTCACCTACAACTTGGCTTGTTTGCGCCACGCCTGATTTCTGATTAAACGCGGCCAATCGTTTCTGGCCTTCGATTTGCTGCTCTTGGTTAAATGTTAGTCTTTCAAGTATGGCCGGGCCATTAGTGTCCAAATCTTCAAGAATAACTTTGCCAACAGCGTCCTTGGCAATCACTTCGGCTGTTTCTCTAGTTTTCGCCTTAACCTTTTCGTAAAACTCTTCGATCCCTGTGCTTGGCATTTCTTGTGAGCCAAGTTCGGCAAGTTGTTTTTTTGTCTCGGCAATTGATGAGTTAATACCAGTGAGGAAATCTTCAAGCGGATTTGATGCAATCTGATCGCCGCCAAGCACACTCGCTATCGAGTTGTAAACATCGATGAAAACCTGAAGTGCGGGAACCAGCTTGCCAACCATAGCCGCACCGAATCCAAGCACGGTCTGCTTTGCTTCCAAAAATCCGATTTTTAAATTGTGAACAACGTCAGCCGCTTGGGCAAAACCCCTGACAACAGCGTCAGCAACCCTCTGCCCTACGTCTCCGAATTCAGCAGAGTCTAACGCCGATTGCCTGAACGAATCCGCAACCCCTGCAATGATCGGACTGAACGACACTGCGAGTTGGTTGCCAAGCCCGGTGAAAACTCCCGTGGCCCTTGAGACGGCATCATTAGCAACCTCAATCTGTGCCGCGTCGACCCGCGACATGGTAATGCCAAGATGTTCAGCCTCTGCCGCCATCTCTCTGAGGTCGCCAGAACCGCCTGAAATCATGTTAAGCATTGCAACGCCGCGAGCGCCAAACAAATCTGCTGCTATCCGCACCTTGTCCGTCTGAGACTTGACGTTTTTCATCGCGTCTGCGACAACCAGCATTTGCTGATCTAGCGGTAGTTTTTCAAGTGCTGCTGCGCTGATGCCCAATTCAAGGAAGGCATCTTTCGCAACGCCCGTATTATTTGCGGCGTCAGATACCCCGATTGCCAGATTCTGCAAAGATTTTTCAAATGTTTTGTTTTCCACGCCTGCAAGGTTGGCCGCGTGTTGAAGCCCGCCGAGCGCTTCTGTGTTGATTCCCAGTTGGTCAGCAGTCTTTGCAAGCGCGTCAATGGTTTGCATTGATGATTTGGTCATGACTGTGGCAGTTGCAACGCCGACCGTGGCGAAGGCAATACCGATCTTTCCGATCTTCATCGCGGTTTGCCCCGCGAAGCTGCCCATTGACTTCAAGCCCTTGTTCACTTGAGCGAAGGCTTGAGCGGTCTTGTTGGTCGCTGTGATCGGAATTCTTACAGGATTAGCCATTTTTCACCTTGAAGTACGCAACCCAGCCTTGAAACTCGACCATGCTCATCTCTGTGATCTCATCAACCGTCTTGTGTAAATGTTCCGCAAGTTGGTAGGCGAAGAGTAGAGCATCGTCGTCTATCAGTTTTTTTCGAGATCTTCCGCTTTCGGCTGCATGTCAGCGATTTCACCCGCAACCCTAATCAGTACGTCCGGATCGACAGATCTCACAATTTCGGTGAGTTCCGGTTTTGTAAAACAGGACTCGCCGTCTTCCTGACACAAATAGTATATCACCGTCAGAGCAAGACCTTCGTCCATCTTGTCAGAAGTTAGACGTTGCTGTATCTCCATCTTCTTTTTAACCGAGATCTGAGGACGTACATAATAGCGTCCGCCCCATTCTTCGATCTCAATAGGCTTCGGGTCAGCAGCCAAGACGCTCTGATAATGCGACTTTGCCTTGTCTAAAATACTCAAGCTACAACGCTAGTGGTGAGTGCGCCATTACCCTGCAAGGAAATAGATGCCTCTACCATTCCGTCGAAAGAACTTGAACGACTAACGCCAGTCACAATAGCTGACCCGGTGTAGTAAGTCGAAGCAGCGGCATCGCCTTCTGGATAGAATCCGATGGTAACTTCAGAACCAACAGACAAAGCCACCTGACCGGCGGTGTCTGTTTCGTCCCAGTAAACGTCTGCTGAGCCGCTGAAAGATGTCAGCGTAGGCTTGAATTTTCGCGCCGAATCAGTCATTACGGTGGTTTCTACGGTGTCAGCCGTTTCTTCAATGCTGAAACTTCTCAGCTCTGCAACTGCGGCAGTGCCGACTTTAATTGTTCCTGCTGTACCTGTATGAGTAGCCATTATATAACCTCTTTTTGTGGCTCGGCTTTCGCTTTCGCTTTCGGCTTCACCTTTTGATTAACCGGCTCCCATCCGCGAGCCAAGAATGATTCAACTTTCGATGGGTGAGCGGTTATCTTTGTGCTTCCATCAGGACTTTGCAATTGCATATTATACACCTATATCTGGAGCGTTTACTGCTGTTCTGTATTGTATCGCAAACTCTAGCGTTACAATACTGACCGGCTGCTCACCCTCACCGTTGTAGCTGATGTCTGTCCCAGAGAGATAGCTAAACTTTGCCAGCCCTCCAAGCGTTCTATCAGCAGCCATTGCGACTTCTACTTCACTGCAAATCGTGTCTATAAGATCGTCGTAAACTGTAATGTTACGAACGTATGCCTCGACGATCAAGACCAGCTCTCGGTTCAAAGTAAGAGTCGGCCCCATTGTGTCAGTTTCTGACGTTTCAGTTGTCGTGTACACTAAAAGCGCCGGCATCGTGTCGGCATTTAGCGGCCAAACTCTTGACTGATACACCCTGTCGCCTGTTGACGTTAGGCCAGTTAATATCGTGCCGACATGCTCTCTAATTTGCTGTCTAACGTGCATTAGTTACCCCCGGCCACATTGATGCTTTCCCGGCGCAACGCCCCGGCTGCGGTGGTGTCTGTGAGCGTCAAGACGATCAAGCCAGAGTTGTCCGGTTGCACGCCTGTGACCTTGTAGATCGTGGCGGCTTTGATCGTGTTCCCACTTAAATCCTTTATAGCTGCAAAACTTAGCTGATCGCCGTACTTCGCCGCTTTCAAATCTTTCGCCTTGCCGTAAACTATCGGCTGGCTGCTATTTACCCCGACACTCTCGCCGGGTACTTCAAAATACTCTTGATCTAATATAACCTTGATCGATACCGCCGCTCCGCCTTCAGGCGTGAACGTGCATACTTCGCCGTGACCGTATAGCGCGTCAAAGTATCCGTCAAAATCAGAGTCAAATTCTAAGCTCATCGCTTGGCTACTTTCTCAACTGCCTTCTTCAAGGTCTTTTTTTCTTCAACTTCAAAATCAGCAGCATGACCAGAGCTGACATATTGCCGCGCTTCTGCTTCTGATACCGTTAAAACGTCACCGCGAGATCGTGGAACACCGCGAACATGACATGGAATGTTGATTATTATCTGCATTTTACCCCCAAGATTGGGGAAGGCCGAAGCCCTCCCCGCCCTGTTTAGCTTGCGATTATGTCTTTGATTACTGAGAAAGACTCAGGATATCGCAGAGCAACGTCAAGATCTTGGAAGAATGCAAGACGCGTTCCGCCAGAAGTTGACAGGCTTGACTGATCAACAACCACATCAACACCTGACCAGAAGCCAAGCATGATCTGAGAGAAATCACCGTATACCAATGCGCTTAATGCTGTGCCTGTGCCTTTGGTAAGGTTAGACGGAACAAGAGTGCTTGATGCTACGTTTGAACCCAGTACAGTGCCCTGTGGATCCATGATGAAGTTGCCTTCAACACCGGAAGCCTGCTTGCTGATGGTACGCAAAGCAGCAATCACTTTAGGATTGGTCAGGAAATTGGCGCTGGTCATCATGGCGTTGTCTTCTTCGACTGCCTTGATCAGCTCAATCACTTTGGCGTAAGTTAACGCTGCGCCGTTGGTGCCCATTGAAACGACATTGGTGCCGGCGTTTGCAATGATACCAGAAGGAGCGTTGGCTGCGCCGCCCTGAATAGCAACTTCGTCAATCTTTCGTGCGAAAGTGTTGATGATGTCGTTACGCAGAATCTGCTCAACTGAAGGGTCTGACTGCTGGATTAATCGACGTGAAACGTCAACATAAGCGGCCAAAGTCTTTGGAGACATTGTAACCTGTGAGAAAGTGGCAGCGCCTTCGCTTGGTGCTGAACCTTCAGCAACGAACGCGGCATTAGTCACAGAAGCAGACAGCTTGGGAATAGCAACGTCGCCTTTCAAGCCTTGCATGACGCGAGCGCCAAGACTAGTAATGGTCAAACGAGCTTGCAGTGCCTCGATGAACTGGTCAGCCAAATGGTCAGTGCCGACCAAAAAGCCCCCGGCAGTATCAGTACCGGCAGTCTGGCCGCGCTGGCCCCAGCTAATGTTGCCGGGCAGATAAAAGCCGCGCGCTTCTTTGCCTGAACGATGTGCAATCTCATCGGAGATTTCACGCTCGTAACCGGCTTCACGCCAGTCGCCAGATGAAGCAGCTTTGATTGCGCGGATGATGCTGTAAGAGCGTTGCTCTCGCTTTGGGATGTCAACGACGGCCGCAGGAGTTTCCAAAGGTCGGGCATTGGAAATAGCTTCCAACAACTCGCCACGGAACTGCTCTGCATTAATGCCGCGCTCGATTGCTTTTTCAGCCAGATCACGCTGATTGTGGTGCTTGCCTAAAGACATGATTTCAGTAAAAGACTTTTGAACTTCTGCTTTTGCTGAATCAGTAACTTGGCGAACGTCAAGAGTATTATCACTCATGGTTTTTTCTCCAGTATTATTGATTAAAGTTTTTTGATCGGAACGCCCAACGCCAACAAATTTGGAGGAATCAGCCGGGATACTTACAATAGATGCCTCCATCGGCGTCCATGATGCCCGGTAGATCTCTCTGCCTTCGCTGTCTTTGGAACGCGCCATTTTCGTGATGCTATACCCGACAGATATATTCTGCTTAATACCGGATTTCACATCTTCAAAAACCTCTTGAGCCAAAGCAGACTTTCCAAATTCCACCATCGCAACGGTTCTGCGTTGCGTCTCGTCAAGGTAAAAAGAACGAATAACGCCGATCTGTTCATCCATTTTGTGGTTGTTCAGCAGCGGTGCTCGCCCGGAAGACATAAACGCCATGTCTATGTCTTCTTTTCTATGGCTCAGAACTTCCAAGCCAAACTCTCTTTCAACCGGCGTCTCGCTGGAAACACCGATTCTAACTATTCTTTTTTCTTCGTCGATTGCTCCGCGAGAAAGGTCGATTGTTCGGTAAACAACTTTGCCCGGCTCGATATCGCGAGCCTCTTCATCAACAACGTCATCGACCGGAACCTCTTCAACAACGTCAACAACCTCTTCCTCGACAACCTCTTCTTTTTGAAACTCAATGATTATCGACGTGTCTGTTTCTTCGACGCTGATAACGTGTCTTTGCTCTTCAATTGTTTCCGTCATCTGGAATGACTCCTTGAACTTCTGCTGCTGTCGGCAACTTCGCGCCGAATGGTTGGAATGCTGTTTTAATGTTGTACTGCTCTGCCAGTTTTTGCTCTCTGTCGTGCTGCTCAAAGAGTTCCTCAACGTCTCGACCGTAGCTTGCCTCGATGTCCTGATAGGTCACGATGCCATTCTGAAGGCCGGCA